TGGTTAACAGACAATCGAGTTGACAATGGATTAACCATTGGAGTAAATCCCTATTCGACAGAATGGCATGAAATAGCAACTCATCTTGATGTATTTGGTCCCGCTAATTGTGGTGCTGGAGATTTTTCGGGTTTTGATGGTTCCCAAAGAGGACAAATTCATAAGAAGATTCTCAAGTACATCAATGAATGGTACGACGATGGCCCTGAAAATGCACGGGTCCGCGAAGTACTATTCGCAGATGTATACAACTCTTACCATATCAGGGACGACAAAGTCTTTGAGTGGATGGGAGGTATGACATCAGGATTTTTCATGACGGCGGCACTGAATAGTTTATATAACTTATTTGCTTTCCAGTATGTGTACGGAAAGATGTGCGATTTTAACATAAATGACATGTTACAAGTACGTGATCATTTACGAGTTATCGTCATGGGAGATGATAATGTTTTTTCCGTTTCTGATAGGATTAAAGAAAACTTCACTGAAAGTAATTTACGTGTTGCCTTTGGCGAAATAGGATTAGCGTTCACTAACGAAGCTAAAAGCGACGAAATGAGCGATGAATTAAGACCTATTACTGCCATAGGCTTCTGTAAACGTACCTTTGTTTTTGATAAACGTGTAGGCCATACTGTGGCGCCTTTAGATTTAGATGCTATTTATGCTTCCATGGATTATTTTAAGAAAGGTCAATCGCGTGAAGATCATATATCCCATATAGATTGGATGCTCATGGAATTAGCCATCTATTCTGAAGATGTTTTCAATAGTCATGTAGCTGCTATCAAGGAAGTCTGTGACAGATATGATTATGCGCCTACAACATACAATTATGCCATGCTTAGGGCTAAACTAAAGCATGTCACATTTGCTATGTAATCTAGATTGTTGACCTAGCACATGTCTTTAAACTGTCTCTTTACCACTTATTCCCACAGTGGTATTGTGAAATGGGTGTATTTGCATTGGATACCTAATTATCAGCGTAAAATCCAGCTTCTAAGGTGATAATTTTGCTTGCAAATATATATAGTCCCTACTTATTTAGGTTTACGGAGCAAGATGGGACGGTGGCAGCCCCACCAATATCTAGCCGCGCTGGTACGACTTCAAAGTTTAAGT